AACTAATCCCAAACTGTGGGGATACAAACAACCCGAGAAGAAAAAGAAAGGACGATGAATGAAGGTTTTAAGGGTTTTGCAAAACCTGCAAAAGATAAAGAATTTAAACTTTATATTAAAAACAGAGAAGTAGAAAAACTTATTAAAGAATATAAGAAACTCAAGAAGTATCAAAAGTCATCTATCTTTGAGATTGAAAAACTCTCAGGTCAAGAGACTAAAATTGACAAACTAATTAACGAATACGGGATAGACCCTGAAGCAATTGAATAATGGGAAAGCACTACTTACTTAATTTGTATGGATGCTCGTTCGTTCTTTTGGACAACGAGCGTTGTCTTATAGACTTACTGGAAAATGCAGCAGTTGCAAGTGGTGCTACCGTGATTCAAACAATCTCAAAAAAGTTTGAACCACAAGGAGTTACTGTTATTTGTTTGCTCTCAGAAAGTCATATTAGTATTCACACATGGCCAGAAGAAGGTAAAGCAGCAGTAGATGTTTATACCTGTGGAGATTGCAATCCAAAGATTGGTTGTGATATAATTATTCAACAACTGTATGCTCAAAATCATACTTTGAGTTATATTGAAAGGTAATGCTAAATAACCCTATCTGGAGATTACACATGCTCTCTACACAGTATCGTCTTCGTCTTGAAGCAATCTGCGAACGAATTGTGAAAGGTGAATCTGTGGAATTAAGCGACATGATCTGGGCAGAGAAGTTAGCAAAGTCTAATCGTTCTGCAGCTACTATTCTCAGACAAGCAAGAAGAAGAGCAGAAAACCCAGACATGCAAGAAGGTGATCTTGATGATTTCATGAATCAATTAGATCTAGGTGGACTTGGTAATGAACGTTTTGGTAAAAGATACTTTGAAAGTGTTGATGATATGGTTGACTGGTGGACTGAGGATAAACCAGAAGACTGGCGACAAAGAGACTAATATGCTTGACAAACAAGCATAGATACCTTACAATACAGTCATATAATATTCATATCATGGACTACAAACCCTACAGTTTGGAATGGAGTCGGAAACGTTATTTGTCCGAAGCAATCCAACAATACTTTGATACTGATGCTTCTACTGAAATTATTGTAGATGACATTATAGATGTACTGGAACAAAGTGCTTCTTCATATCGCAGTAAATCTGACAAGTTTGAAGAAGTATTGAGTAAGTTAAAGTAATATATTTTTGTATCACATTTTACAAAAGAAATTGACTATATAGATCAATAGGTCTATAATGACCTTACGTTCATTCGCTATTCGCAAATAGCGAACGGAAGTAAGCCGACTCGGAACGGATCGTTCATCTATGGAACAACTATTCTTAACCTGCTTACAGGCACAATTGATGATTGGTAGAATTAATGCTAATCCTTTAGTTGATGATAAGCAAAAGAATGATCTTGTTTATGAAATTAAACAAGTCACCAAGAAAGGATGTTTCCAAGACGCAAAAGCCGACTGAAGGAACGCTCTTTAACCTAAAAAACTAAGGAGAACCCTAATGTCTAAAGTCGTATACCGTGGTGCTGAATACGATACCCAGAAGCGTCTGGAGTATCAACAGCAAATGATGCAACAGCCTCAACAGCAAAATGAAGTCTATCGCGGCGTCAAGTTTGTAAAAGAGGGGCACAAGTGATGCAGAAACTCAATTTCCTTCAACTCATCAAAGAGAAGAAGCAAAAAGAGAATCGTCGTCACCTAGCACAACTAGCACAACTGGTTGGAGCAGCAAAATGATTGCTTTAATAGCATCTATTTGTGGTGCATCTACAGCATTCATTCTCTTGATTTATGCAGAAGTCCTATTGCTGAATAAGTAATGGAAAACTACACATATCACTATGATGATATGGATAAGGATAGCAGACCACCTGCTTGCTACCAACTAACATATAGAGGGTGTAAGTATTGGTCTTGCTACCAAATACATTTGAGAGAATGGTTTGAAGATATGTTATCGGTGGAACCAATATTTAACAGGAGGGGTTAATCCCCTCTTTTTTTGTGAGTATATTTGCTGATTGACCAAATGATCTGAGTTTACTACAATATCAATATCTTCGGGATTATGCCCATGTAACAAAAACATTCTTTGTTATTAATTACTATTGCCTGGAGGCATTATGCATAACCTTATTTCTTTCAATCAACTTGCAGAATGGAAACATTTTGAAGAAACTTTGGATAAATGTAATGATGAGTTGGACTTGATAAATGATTATTATAATTGTTTGATTGAATGCGATGATGATCAGGTAACATGTAAAAGAATTTGTAGGAGAATATTAGAATAGTCCAATTGGGGGTTGACTACCCCCCTTTTTTTGTCTATAATTAAGTTGTTAGGGTTTATAAAAAAATGGACAGAGAAAAACTCAAACTAATTGTGAAGAATCTTGAGTCTCTGGTAGAGTGTCTTAAATCAGAAGTTTATTCTGATGTAGATTCATATAAGATGAGTTACGAAGAGATTTCAACACACCTTACTGATTACGACGAAGTATTTTATGATGGAGATGACGATGGATACCCCGATTGATTTTGAGTATATGAAACCTGAAGTCAAACTGATTAGTGTTACACCTGATGCAGAAAAGCATATGGCTTACTGTGCTCGTGTGAGTAATCCTGCTAATCAAGAGAATGAAAAATTTTCTGGTCTTCTTAAGTATTGTATTCAGCATCAACACTGGAGCATCTTTGAGCAAGCAACGATGACTGTTGAGATCAATACTACTCGTGGTATTGCAGCACAAATTCTTCGCCATAGGTCCTTTACATATCAAGAATTCTCACAGCGTTATGCTGACAGCACTCTTCTTGGTGATATTATTCCTCTTCCAGAACTGCGTCGTCAGGATGAAAAGAATCGTCAGAATAGTATTGATGACATTCCTGCATATCTTAACTTAGTTTTGAGTGAAGACATCCGTGTTCATTTTGAGCACTCTCTACGCATCTACAAGCGTCTCCTAGACTCTGGAGTAGCAAAGGAGTGTGCAAGGTTCGTGCTCCCCCTAGCGACCCCCACAAGACTGTATATGACGGGCTCTGTGCGTTCTTGGATCCACTATATTGATCTGCGTTCTGCTCACGGAACACAGAAGGAACATATGCAAATCGCTGAACTGATTCGTTGTATTTTTACTTGTCAGTTCCCTGCAGTATCTGAAGCACTTGGTTGGACTCGTGATGGTTGTTCCGAATGTGTAGATGCTCCATCCATCACTATTGAATAAATATTCTTACAGTTTATTGAGATCTATGGCAGTATATCCCGTTATTAATAAAGAAACTGGTGAACAAAAAGAAGTTAAGATGAGTGTTCACGATTGGGATCAGTGGAAAGTAGACAATCCAGGTTGGGAAAGAGATTACTCTGACCCATCTACCTTTCCAAATTTTGGTGAAGTTGGAGAAGTTTACGACAAGCTCAGGGTTAAACATCCTGGGTGGAATGAAGTTCTCCGTAAAGCATCAAAAGCCCCTGGTTCCAACGTAAGACCTGTTTAAAAATGCCAGCAAAAAGAAACACCCCCAAGTCTCCTGTCCCATTCGGAATGAGCAACAAACAAATGAAAAGAAAAAAACCAATCAACTCCGACTTAATGAGGACAATTGAACCTCTGACAGACAATCAAGAGGAACTTTTCCGTTGCTACAAGAATGACCAGAACCTAGTTGCATATGGTTGTGCAGGAACTGGTAAAACATTCATTACTCTTTATAATGCTCTTAAAGATGTTCTGAATGAAAAATCTCCTTATGAAAAGATTTACATTGTAAGGTCTCTTGTTGCTACTCGTGAGATTGGTTTTCTTCCTGGAGATCATGAAGACAAGTCTTCGCTTTATCAAATTCCTTATAAGAATATGGTAAAGTATATGTTTGAGTTACCAACAGAAGCAGACTTTGAAATGCTCTATGGTAATCTCAAAACTCAGGGAACAATTAGTTTCTGGAGCACTTCCTTTATTCGTGGTACAACTTTAGATAATGCTATTGTCATTGTTGATGAATTTCAAAACTTGAATTTCCATGAACTTGATAGTATAATTACTCGTGTAGGTGAAAATAGTAAGATCATGTTCTGTGGTGATGCTACTCAATCTGATCTTCAAAAGTCTAATGAGAAGAATGGAATCGTTGATTTCATGAAAGTTCTTCGCATTATGCCTTCAATTGATATTATTGAATTTGGAGTTGAAGATATTGTTCGCTCTGGATTTGTGAAGGAATACATTCTTGCAAAAATGGAAATCGGTGTATGAGTTTTGTTCATTGTAATTTTTTAGGTGATCTTGAATTAGAAAAGAAAGAAACGAATGGCATCCGTCTCTACAATCTTCCCAATGGAGACTGGGTGCCATCTATTACTTCTGTAACTTCTTTTTATAACCGACAGATTTTTGTTGACTGGCGAAAGCGAGTTGGTATTGAAGAAGCAAATCGTATCACAAAACAAGCAACAGCAAGAGGGACTGATTTTCACGAAGTGTGTCAAGACTATCTTGAAAACAAAGAATTAAACTGGGATAATTATCAACCCCTGACAAAGTTTATGTTTTATCATGTCAAGAACGAACTTGATAAGATAAATAACATACACGCTATTGAGCGGACTCTTTATTCTGAATACCTTGGACTTGCTGGACGAGTTGATTGTATTGCAGAATACGAAGGAGAACTTGCAGTTATTGACTTCAAAACATCCACTAAAATTAAACCTGAAAAGTGGATTGAAAATTATTTTGTCCAAGAAATGTTTTACGCTGCTGCGTATTATGAATTGACTGGAATCCCAATTAAAAAACTTATTACTTTGATGGTCACTCCTGGTGGTGAAGTCAAAGTATTTGACAAAAGGAACAAAGGGGACTATATTAAATTATTAGTTCGTTATATTAAAGAGTTTGTACATCACAATACTGGGTCAGATGGAGAATGAATTAGAGAAAGCACTAGAAAGCAAATTCTTCTGCCCATCAAGATTTGCACAAGAAATTGAATCTTTGGTTCATGTAAATGATGACATGAACTATATTGATGCAATCATTTTCTTTTGCGAAAAGAATAACATTGATGTTGAATCTGTTCCTAAGTTGATTTCAAAACCACTCAAGGAAAAGATCAAATATGAAGCAATGGAGTTAAACTTTCTGAAGAGGAGCTCTAGAGCGAAACTACCACTTTAATTAATGATGCCTTTTGATGCCTATAAATGCTATCTGTCTTTGAAGAATCATTTCACCAAAGACAGTTATGACTATCACAAGTATTGTGGTAAGAGTCGTGCAACTGTTCAATCTTTTTACAAACGTAAAGATCGGTTCTGGTTTGAAAAAGTTGCACGAAACAAAAGCGATAAAGAGGTTGAAGAATTCTTTGTATCAAACTTTATCACCTGCACTGATCCAAGTAAGCTTTGGATAGGAGAGATGATACGAGAAGGTGAAGGTAGATACTCTGAATGGAAGAAAAGAAACCAATCTCTATCATATATTTTCAAAGAAGAAACTCAAAGTTTATTTGAAAATAAAAAAGTAGATGATATTTTTGATTGCTCTAAAGGTCATCCACCAGTTCTAAAAAATTTCCTGAACGGGAATGTTAGTATAGAAACCATGGTGATCTATGATAAAATTTTCCTGTTCGGGAAAAATTTTGATAAGCAATTAAAAGATCCAGTGTGGGAAACCGTCAGTATGAGAATGAAAAAATATTCTTCGTTTCTAAATATTGATGTACCACGTTATAAAAACATTTTGAAAGAAGTTATATTTGGAGAAAAATGAGTTTCTTTAAATCTGAAGTTGTCCGTGCTGAGATGGCTGAAATTAGTGAGATGCAAGAAGAAGTTTATTCAAACGTCTTCAAGTTTCCCACAATGACAAAAGAAGAAAAACTGAAACACGTTGAACTCCTAGAAAGACTTCTTGAGAAACAAAAAGTTCTTTATACTCGCTTGAGTTTATCAGATGATCCTGAAGCGATTGAAATGAAGGAAAGAGTCACACAATCTGCGTCTATGATGGGTCTCCCACCTAACGTTGATATGAATATCATTTTAAATAACATGTCCAAAATGCTTGAGGTGATGAAGGAACAGATTGACAAGACTGGTTCCGACCTGTAGAATAACAAGGTACACACAAGCCAAATCCAAACAATCCGAGGTAATCCTAATGTCTTTTGCTGACCTTAAAAAACAATCTTCTCTTGGTTCGCTGACTTCCAAACTGGTAAAGGAAGTAGAGAAGATGAGCACAACTTCTAGTGGCGCTGATGAGCGTCTCTGGAAACCCGAAATGGACAAAACTGGAAACGGTTTTGCAGTTATCCGTTTCCTCCCTGCGCCTGAAGGTGAAGAACTCCCCTGGGCAAAGATGTATACCCATGCTTTCCAAAGTAATGGTGGTTGGTATATTGAGAACTCTCTGACTACTCTTGGTCAGAAAGATCCTGTCTCTGAATACAACCGCGAACTGTGGAACAGTGGTGTTGATGCTGATAAAGAAACTGTTCGTAAGCAGAAGCGTAAACTGTCTTACTACAGCAACATCTATGTGGTGAAAGATCCTACCAATCCTCATAACGAAGGTAAAGTCTTCCTGTTCAAGTATGGTAAGAAGATCTTTGACAAGATCATGGAAGCGATGCAACCTGAGTTTGAAGATGAAACCCCCATCAATCCTTTTGATTTCTGGCAGGGTGCTAACTTCAAACTGAAGATCGTCAAGAAAGACGGTTACTGGAACTATGATAAGTCAGAGTTTGATCGTGTTTCTCCTATTTTGGAAGACGATGATGCTCTGGAAGCAGTTTGGAAAAAGCAGTATTCTCTTGCTGCTGTAACTGCTCCTGACCAATTCAAGACTTATGAGCAACTGGAAGCACGTCTGAAGATGGTTCTTGGACAGAAAACTTCCCGTCCTCGTCTGGATGAAGAAGTTGAAGATGAAGATAATGATCGTGGTTCTTATACTCCCGACTTT